GTGGTGCTATTATGTTATCAACACCAAATGGTACTGGTAACTTATTTCATAAAACATGGTCACAAGCAGAGGCAGGAGGACAATTCCACCCTATCAAATTACATTGGACAGTACACCCAGAACGTGACCAAGTATGGAGAGATTTACAGACAGAGTTATTAGGAGAAAAAAGTGCAGCACAAGAATGTGATTGTGACTTTATAAGTTCCGGACATACAGTTGTTGATGGTCCTATTATACAATGGTATGAGCAGACATATGTAGAAGATCCTAAAGAAAAACGAGGCTTTGATAGTAATTATTGGATATGGGAATATCCAAATTATGCTAATTCTTATGTAGTAGTAGCGGATGTTGCGAGAGGCGATGGAGGAGATTATTCTGCTTTTCATGTATTAGATATAAAAACAATGCAACAAGTTGCTGAATATAAAGGTAAGATAGGAACTACAGAATATGGTAATATGTTAGTATCTGTAGCAACAGAATGGAATAATGCATTACTAGTTATTGAGAATGCAAATATAGGATGGGCAGTATTGCAGGTTGCAATTGATAAAGGATATGAAAATTTATATTATTCTTATAAACAAGACGCATATGTAGATGAAGATGTACATTTGAGAAAAGGGTATGATTTAAAAAACAAAGGACAAAAGGTTCCTGGCTTTTCTACTACATCAAAAACAAGACCTTTAATAATATCAAAATTAGAAACATATTTTAGAGAAAAGTCACCAGTTGTAAAGTCAAAACGATTGGTAGATGAATTATATGTCTTTATATGGAACGGCAGTAGAGCAGAAGCACAGAGAGGATATAACGATGATTTGGTAATGGCATTCGGAATTGCATTATGGGTTAGAGATACTGCATTAAGATTGCATCAACAAGGAGTCGACTTATCAAGAAAGGCATTGGGAGGCTTTGGTAAGACAGCCGGAGTATATTCAACAAATACAGATAGGCCAAAAGATTGGCAATGGAAATCAGGTGATAAGGACAATGAAGATTTAACCTGGCTTTTAGAGTAACAAGATATTTATATAAAAGTGGAAAATTATGGCAGACACATCATTAAGAGCGCGATTAGGTAGATTATTTGCAACAAACGTAGTTGTTAGACGTATTGCAAAGAATCGTCTTAAAGCCGTCGATACAAATCGATTACAATCGACAGGAAATTTAACAAACAAAAGGTATGTTGATAGATTTTCTGGAGTACATAAAGGTATGCCTGGCTACGGGACATATAATCAAAATCAAACATTTCATACATCTAAAATAGAATTATTCACAGATTATGAAGCAATGGACATGGACCCCATATTATCATCAGCATTAGATATATATGCAGACGAATCTACCGTTAAAGATGCGGATGGGGATACATTGACAATTTCATCTCCAAACGATGAAATAAGAAAAGTATTGAGAAATTTATTTTATGATGTATTAAATATAGATTACAATTTATGGCCATGGATTAGAAATGCTTGTAAGTATGGAGACTTTTATTTACATTTAGATGTTGAGGAAGAAATAGGGATAGTAAATGTAACTCCTGTATCAGCATATGAAATTCGAAGAGATGAAGGGTTTGATCCTGAAAATCCATATGCACATAAATTTACCATGGAAAATACACATGGAGGCGGAAATAATCAATGGACAGGTGGTGGAGGAGGATCTCCAACAGAATTTGAACCATATGAAATTGCACATTTTAGATTGTTATCAGACACAAACTTTTTACCATATGGTAAGTCAATGATAGAAGGCGCTAGAAAAATTTATAAACAATTAACTCTTATGGAAGATGCAATGTTGATCCATAGAATTATGAGAGCCCCTGAAAGAAGGATTTTTAAAATTGATGTAGGTAATATTCCACCAGCCGAAGTTGATAATCATATTCAAAATATTATCAATAAGATGAAGAAGGTTCCTTATATAGATGAAAAGACGGGAGATTACAATCTTAAATTCAATATGCAAAATATGATTGAAGATTTCTTTTTACCTGTTAGAGGAGGAGAATCTGGAACAGCTATAGAATCATTGCCAGGACTATCTAGTGATGGTCAAATTGAAGATATTGAATATTTAAGAAATAAAATGCATGCAGCATTAAAAATACCAAAAGCATTTTTAGGATATGATGAAGGAGTTGAAGGTAAAGCAACATTGGCAGCAGAAGATATTAGATTTGCAAGAACAATAGAAAGAGTTCAAAAAATATTTGTTTCTGAATTAACTAAAATTGCAATTGTACATTTATTTTCTCAAGGATTTAAAGACGAAGATTTAGTTGGGTTTGAATTAAATTTAACTAATCCATCTCTTATATATGAAAAACAAAAAGTTGAAACTCTTAATGAAAAGATTGGCCTCGCAAGTTCAATGATAGAATCAAATTTATTTTCTCAGAGATGGGTATACGAAAATATATTTGGATTGAGTCAAGATGAATGGACTGCAGAACAAGAACAAGTAATTCAAGATCTAAAACAATCATTCAGAAGAGAACAAATCAAAGCTGAGGGTAATGACCCTAAGAAGACAAATCAATCATTTGGTACTCCACATGATATAGCTTCGATGCATGTTGCTAATAAAGGAGGATTGTTGCCTGGACAAGAACAAGAACATGTTGCAGGACCGGGAAGACCACAAGGACCGATTAATGGTAAATCTCATAATTCAACATTTGGTAGAGATCCGTTAGCAGCTAAAGAAATAGGAAAAACATTTGCAGCTGATACTTCACCATTACAGCATAAGTATAAAGGTGGTTCGCCACTAAGTACAGAGAATTTAGAAGTGAGTAGCCTAATTGCCTCCATGAAAAAGACATCTAAAGTTATACAACAAACGATGTTAAGTGAAGACAAATTAGATGATAACGGAACAATGCTAGACGAGAACCAGTTATTAGAAGAATAATCTAATATGGATTTCCGAATTGCTAGCATATTTATTAAAAAAATATGATTATACGGGGCGAACTTTCATGAAACGAATAAAACATTCAAAGGTAAAAAATACCGGACTAATATTTGAATTACTTGTACGACAAGTTGCATCTGACACAATGAACAATATGAATTCGAAAGCACTTCGAATCATTAAAAGACATTACAATTCAAAGTCAGAAATTCAAAAAGAATTAAAATTATACAGAACACTTGCTGACGAAAAGTTTTCTTCAGAATCAAAAGCTGAAAGATTTGTAGAAGCAGTTTTAAAAGCACGAGCTGAGTTAAACGAGTCTCAATTAAGACGTGATAAGTATAATTTAATAAAAGATCTAAAAGCTAATTATATATTTGAAGAATTTTTTAAATCTAGAGTTAAAAATTACAAATTACATGCATCAACTTATAAGTTGTTTGAATTTAATTCTGCAGATGATCCTAAAGAATATGTATCAAGTAAATTTTCATTAATTGAACATGTACAATTATCGACTAAAAAGCAAGACGATGCCCCAAGTCTTACTTCAGAACATAAAGACGTACGTATATTAGCTAGTAAATTAGTAGTTGATAAATTTAATGAAAAGTATTCTAATTTAGGAATATCTCAAAAGAAGATGTTAAAAGAATATATTAATAATGTTACCAATTCGGTTAAGTTAAAAAAGTATATTTTATCTGAAACAACTAAAATAAAGGATATTATATTAACATTAAAATCTTCAATCTCAAGTAAAATAATAAAAATTAAATTAAATGAAGTTTCTAATTTATTATCAGAGTTAAATAAAAAACATACAATTGAAGACAAAGATGTTTTAACAATGTTACGTTATTATGAATTAGTAAATGAACTTAAAAAAGTAGGGAGTAAATAATGTCAGGAGTAAATTATCATTTGAATCATGCACAAACAGGATCGGAAGAAAAATATAGATTAGGAATTCCTGGTACATATTATGCTGCAAGAAAAGTAGCAGCAGGAACAACAGTTGATTTTACAGGATCAAATTATGGGTATGGTGCAGTAGTTGTAGGAAATGCTGCAAATACAGCAACTACTAAAATACATACTATAGAAGGCGATGCATTTGATGGAAATGATTTAGTTGTAGGAACTGTATATGAAATAGCTCCACAAAAAATAGTTGCTAATACAGGCGACGTATTTGCACTTAAAAGACTTAAATAGGAGATAACAATGGATTACTTAAATAAATTCAAAGAGTTTTTAAACAAAGAGGCATTAGATAATATAGATGATAAAGAAGCAGAGTCTAAGTTTGATGATTTAAAGGATAAGGATATTGATAATGACGGAGATGTAGATGATTCAGATTCTTATTTACATAATAAATTAGGTGTTGTAGCAAAAAAGACAGATGAGGAGTTAGATGAAATGTCAACTACTGCAGGAGTTCCTGGATACCAAACACCAAATGCATTTAGCAAGTCTGGTGACGAAGATGAAAATGATGTTGCCGAAACGGGTGATATGAAAAAAGTTGAAAGTCAATATAAAAAGATGATTAATCAAATGATAGGTTTATCTGAATCATCATATAGAGAATTTAAAAAAGATCCTACATCTACTCCTCAACAAAAAGTTAACAGAGGAATTAATGAAGTTAATAAAATGTTAGGGCATATGGAAAAAATTGTTAATAACAATTTAAGACTTAAAACTGAAATGGGAGTTCAATCAAATCATTTTTGGAAATCAACAGGTAGTAGGTTTGCAAAAATAAACGAAAGAATGACTAGAATCGCTAATAGATTAAAGGAGCTTTCACAATGATACCAGACAGAACTTGGCAACAATTTATTAAGGCTAAAGATAATAAAGATTTATCCTTAACAGAACAAAAAAGAAAATATTCTGACGAACGTAAAAAAGTCGAACAACACAAAGCATTTATTAACTCAGGATTATTTATACAGGGACTAAAAAATGGATAAGCAATTATTAGTAGATTATACAGTATTTGAAGTTTCACCTACACAAATAAATGAATCATTGACACAGAACAATGGTAAATTAGTTGTTA